CATCATGCCGGGTCAGGCTGCCGCTGACCCGCGCCTGGTCGAGATGATGGACGCGAACAACCTCGACTCGGACCTGTCGCTGTTCCTCGATGACCGTTACACCTACGGGCGTGCGTTCATGTCGGTCGGCTCGAACGAGGACGACCCGGAGAACCCGTTCATCCACGTCGAGTCGCCGCGGGAGATGACGGCTCGCGTCGACATCCGTAAGCGTCAGATGACGTCGGCGTGCAAGTTCTACGGGGTTGACGAGACGACGCAGGCCGGCCCGACGAACCTGACGCTGATGCTGCCTGATGTGACGGTGTGGGCTCAGAAGACGAACGAAGGACGTTGGGCTGAGGTTGACCGTGACCCGCACCGTCTCGGGCGCGTGCCGGTCACGATGAGCTTGTGCCGGCGTCGTTCCGGCTCATGGGTTGGGCGTCCGCTCATCACCCGCGTGAACGACCTGACGGACGCTCTAGCGCGGGCGATGGCGAACATGCAGTTCGGGTCGGAGGCTGCTGGCATCCCACAGAAGTACGCCCTGGGCGTCTCTGCCGGTGACTTCGTCGACAAGGACGGCAAGCCACTGCCGGCGTGGTCTGCGTACTTCAATGCGATCTGGGCCAACAAGAACCCGAACATCAAGGTCGGGCAGTTCACTGCGGCGGATCTGAAGAACTTCGAAACGCAGGTCACGATGTACGGCAAGCTTGCCGCGTCGGTGACCTATCTGCCGTCACGGTACTTCGGCTTGACGACCGCGAACCCTGCCAGTGAGGGTGCGATCGACGGCGAGGAGGCGCAGTTCGTCAAGTTCGTCGAGCGCCAGAACTCGCAGGTCGGGTCGGTGCTCGGATGGACTGCTGGGCTGTGGTGGCGCTTCGCTACGGGTGAGTGGGTCGACGGCTCTCGCATCGGCGTCGAGTGGCACAACCCAGGGACGCCGACTATCGCCCAGCGCGAGGACGCGTTGATGAAGCGCAAGAGCGTGGGAGTTCTCTCGCGGCAGGGCTACTGGGACGAGCTTGGCTGGTCCGAGCAGCGCAAGGCGAAGGAGCAGCAATACCTCGATGAGGAGGCTGCTAACGACCCGATCCTTGCGGCATCGAACAAGCTCTTGAACGGTGGCTCCGGTGCTTCCGCGGGCGGTCAGTGACCACCTCGCCAGGCAGCGACGGCTCACTCTGGCGACGCTCGGGCTGATCCGTCGCGAGTGGTCACTCATGGGCGACGACCTGGACGCTTCTTGGCGTCGGGTCGGTCCGCGTGTTGTGCTCCTGACGGCTTCGGCTCAGGTGGGGTCTGCGACGAACGGGCTCGCCTATGTCGATGGCGCGCTCGACGGCAAGGTGGACCCTGAGGCCCAGGTCCGGCCGCAGGGTCTCGCCGGTGTCGCGTCGGACGGGCGCCCGCTCGAGTCGTTGCTGTACAGCGCCGTGATCCACGCCCGGTCGGCCAAGGTGGAGTCGCTTCCTGAGCGTCTGCGCGTCGGCGGGCTGTGGCTGGACCGGATTGTGCAGACGCAGGTCGCGGACGCAGGTAGGGACGCTACCAAGGTCGCGATGACGGTCCGCCCCGGCGTTCGCTGGGTGCGTGTGGTGTCGCCCCCGTGCTGCCAGCGCTGCGCGGTCCTGGCGGGCGAGTCGCGCACGTTCTCGCACCCGTTCCAGCGCCACCCCGGCTGCGACTGTCAGATGCTTCCCCAGACGGTCGCGAGCCCTGGCGCGGTTTGGGCGAAGGTCGACCCATCGGACGTCACTGACTTGACGCGAAGGCAGAAGCTCGCGCTTGCCAGCAGCACTGAGAAGGACCCGGCCAAGGCGTTCAACAGGGTCGTCAACGACTACCAGCGCAAGCGCGGGCAGTTCAGCGGTTACACGCCGCCCACCCGCGTCGACACGGTCATTGACCGTGCGGGACAGCGCGAGAAAGCCATGGATGCACTGCGCGCCATCGGCATCGTCGCCTGACCCCTACAAGCCACCCCGACGGCGCGAGGCCACGGGGACGACCTCCACGGAGGAATCATGCCCGAGGGCACTGACACCCAGCAGCCGAGCGCGACGCCCGGCGCTGCCACTCCCGCCGCCGTTGCAGCCAAGGCTGCGACGCCAGCGGAGACCGCGCCCAAGCCGGCCGACGAGCCGCTGGGTGACGGAGGAAAGAAGGCCCTCGAGGCCGAGCGCGAGGCCCGCAAGGAACTCGAGCGCCAGCTTGGACAGATCAAGGAAGGGCTGGCGCAGGTCTTCGGCAAGCAGGAGGGCAAGGCGACCGCGGATGACGTGCTCGCCAACCTCTCGAGCCAGGTCGAGGACATGAAGCGCGACGCGCTCGTCTACCGCCTCGCCGCAACACACAAGATCACTGAGCAAGACGACATCGACCTCCTGCGCTCCGCGAAGGACGAGGACGCGATGACCCGGCTCGCCGCCCGACTGGCCTCTCAGGCCGAGGACGCGTCGAGGCCGGGCACTCCCAAGCCGGACCTCTCTCAGGGGACCACCGGCCGCGAGCACATGGCTCTCAACGGCGACCCGTTGGAGCAGTCGCTCCGTTCCGCACTCGGCATCAAGTGATGCCCCACTCGTCCTAGGAGGACACCATGGCGATTTCCGCCGCAACCACGACGAGTGACTTCTCGGGGTTCATCACCCCGGAGATGTCCGCTCCGATCTTCGAGAAGGCTCGGCGCTTCTCGGCCATCCAGCAGCTCGCCAAGCAGGTGCCGCTCGGTGCCTCTGGCGTGAAGATCCCGGTCACGACCGGCAAGCCCACCGTCGGGTGGGTCGGCGAGGGCGGCCAGAAGCCTGCCAGCTCCGGCTCGAAGGCCCTCAAGACGATCACCCCGCAGAAGGCCGCGGCGATCGTCGTCGTGTCCGCCGAGGTCGTCCGCGCCAACCCCGGCGGCTACGTCTCCGACATCAAGGACGACCTCGCTGAGGCGTTCGGCACGGCGTTCGACCGTGCCGCGATGCACGACCAGGGCCCGGACGGCACTGCCGGCGCCGGCCCGTTCGCCACGTACCTCGACCAGACCACCAAGTCTGTCGAGCTTGGCACGACCACGCAGGCCAACGGCGGCATCCACGGTGACGTCGTCGCCGGCCTGTCGCTCCTCGTCGCTGGTGGCAAGAAGCTCACCGGCTTCGCCATCGACGACCAGCTCGAGCCGCGCTTCTGGGGCGCTGTCGACACCGCGGGCCGCCCGCTGTACGTCGACCTGCCCTACGACGCTTCGGCTGGTGCGGTTGCCCGCCCCGGCCGGCTGCTGAACCGCCCGTCGTTCATGACGGACGGCATCTACTCCGGCACCGCGGCTGACGTCTTCGGTTACGGCGGCGACTGGTCGCAGTGTGTTTGGGGTGTCGTCGGCGGCATCTCCTACCGCGTCTCCACCGAGGCGACGGTCACCATCAACGGCACGCTCACGTCGCTGTTCGAGAACAACCTCGTCGCCATCCTGGCAGAGGCCGAGTACGGCTTCCTCTGCAACGACGTCGAGTCGTTCGTCAAGTACGTCGACGCCGTCTGATCTGAAGGGAACTGACTCATGGCTGAGAACCAGAACACGGACGCCAAGGATGCTCGCATCGCCGAGCTCGAGGCCCAGCTCGCCGAGGCCCAGTCGGGCAGCGAGCCGGTGAAGCAGGAGAAGACGGTCGTCCTGCGCCACGCCAACGGGACGAAGGTCCGCGTCGGCGAGTCGCAGGTCGAGGGCCTGAAGGCCTCCGGCTTCAAGAAGTGACGGAAGGGGTGGAGCGAACATGACCGTAACCATTGCGAATGTGGCGACCGAACTGGCTCGTTCCACCCCCACCTCGCCCGTCTCTGATCAGTGGCAGTCGTGGATCGATCGTGCCTATCGGCTGATTGAGGGGCGGCTCGGGGCAACCGCGTACGCCGCCGTGGACCCCGCGACCCTCGACGACGTCGTCCTGATGGCGGTCGCCGAGCATGTTCGGGCGTGGCGCGACTCAACCGCTCGGCGCTCGACGACCACCGTCGATGACGGGACGGTCTCTCGTGAGTATGACTCCCCAGCGGGTCTGCTCGAGATCCCTGACGGGCTTTGGGCTCTGCTGGACCCGACCGTCGGCGATGGTGGCGCCTTCACCATTACGCCCTTCGCGGAGCAAGATCCGAGTCCGTTTGAGAGTTGGGCGTGATGATCGGCGACGACATCGCGGCCGTCCTCCCGGAGCTGCGGGCGCAGGCGGAGTCGATGATGCGCGACACCGTGAAGGTGGAACGCGACACGGGCGAGTTCACTCGCGACCCGGTGACTCTTGAGGACACACCCGTGTTCGCGACGGTGTATGAGGGAAAGGGCCGTTGGCAGCGTCCCGACACTGTCGCTGCTGAGGCTGTCGCTGGCGAGGTTGAGTTCGGCATCAACCGCGTTGTGGTGCAACTCCCAATGTCGGCGACGGGTGTGTTGCGTGGCGATCGGGCGACGTGTGTGGCGTCGGCGTTCGACCCGGATCTGGTGGGCGCGAAGGCGACCGTGCTGGGCGTTCCTAACAAGTCTCACGCGACGATGCGCCGGCTGTTGTGTGAGGAGGTGTCTTGATGGACCTGGACCTCTCTGAGTTCAAGGCGTTGTCCGCGTCGCTGGGGCGCGCGTCGGCTGCGGTGGTGGCTGCTGAGCAGGCGGTCGTGGCGAAGGCGCTCGTGAACATCAAGAAGGACACTCGTAAGGGCGTCTCGAGCGATCCCACGTGGCGCCGCTTGGCGTCGACCGTGAACTACGACCAGGTCGGCCTCGACGGAACTGTCGGCTACGACGACCGCGGCCAGGGCGAGCTCGCGAGCATCGCGGAGTATGGGTCTGCTCGTCACGCCCCGCACCCTGCGCTGTTGCCGGCGGCTCGTGGTGAGGCGCCACGGTTTGAGAAGGCTACGGCTGATGTTGCGGCTGGCGTTGTTGAGGCAGCTCTGAGCGGCGACGTCGCGAAGCTGGAGTACATCACTAAGTCTGGCAAGACGATCATGGCGTCGCCTGCGCAGATCGCGAACTTCACTCGGGGTTCGCGGTGAGTGTGGATTTGGTGTCGGCGATCCTTGATCGGTTGACCGGCGCGAATTTGAAGGCGTTCGACACTCCCCCGCCGACGACTACGACGACACCGTATGTCGTGGTCTATTTCGACTCTGGTGTCCGTACTTCTGACCGTGAGACGGACCAGCGTGTGCAGCGTGACCACGGCTGGCAGACGGTCACGGTCGGGTCGTCCGCAACACAGGCACGCGCGGCTGTGGATCGTGTGACTGGCGCGCTGGAGGATTGGCGACCTGCGGTCGATAGGGTCACCTTTTCGAAGGTTGACCACGAGGGCACCCAGCCTGTCCGTCGCGACCCGGACATGCCGGATCGCGTCCTGTTCATCGCCACGGACCAGTGGCGAGCGGTGTCTGACCCGGTCTGACACCCGACACCCGTGC